CGATCTTTTGATGTCAGCTTTTCTGTTATTCCAGTGATTGGGATACCAGCAGCACCTTCGGACAAGCCACCTCTGTTGAATCCAGCCGGGGCAAACCATACATCTGTTTTGGCCTCGGAACTAGCCAAGACACCAAGAACTGCAACAGTTGGTGGAATCCAGAGAAGTTGTCCTGTTTCATCATCGCGTGTTTGGACCCATGGATAGAAAGTAGCTCCGTATGAAGAGTCAATTCTTCTGTCACTGAGATCTAAGGAGGCTCCCAGCGGGTTTGTGCCCCGCGTTTCAGTTACGTCACTCTTATAAGATTCGTGAGTTGGTATATAAACATTTGGAAGGTCAATAAGACCCAAAGAGTCGCCTCTTTCTTCACAAACATCAACAATGTGACCTGTTAGTCCCGGAAGTGTTAAGCCGGGAACTGTCAAGACATTCATGTCAACAAACTCAGGATCAGTCACAGTGTCAATTGCACGTCGAAGAGTGTGGAACACATAGTTGTTCTTTTCGGTCGATGTGCCATCCGTCATAAGCGAGTTGGCGAAAGGATCTGGAACTGTAATATCCACTCCATCAAAACCACCCCAGAAAGGCGCCGTGAAGCGATCATAGCCGGCATTCAGAAGAGATGTGTACGAACCAGAAGTTTTTGATGTTCCTGCTTTTCTAGAGCCAGAATCGTATGTATAAATACCACTAGCTTCCTTGATATCATCCATTGAGAAGATATACGACCATGCGTTAACACCCTTAACCGTGAAGGCGCCTGTTGTTGGATCATCAGGGAATCCGCTATACCACAGTCTTCCATAATCCTGCAACCCTCTTGTGGAGCGCGTGGAAGTTTGAGTTCTTGAACTAGCAAGTCCAAAATAGGCATTTGTGGGATCTTTTAAACCACCGTCAGTAGCGTTGATCCTAAGCGAAGCCGTAGCAAATACTAGCGTTCCGGACATCTGTGATTGGAACTGACCGCCTTCATTTGCAGTTGAACCAGAACACACAGGTCCTAACTCTCCGTATTTTTGTGCATAGTTGCCCTTGTTGAACGAGCCGGTTGCAACATTAGAAACATTAAGCATTACATACGCATCTGTATAAAGGTCGGAGTCAATGGAGCCTGTGAAAGTTAGTCCGTTGGGAACAGGTGGTCCATAATAACCAAATGGAAGCAGTGTCGATTCGCTGGCGCCAGCTTTAACATCTTCATTTAATTCAACGTAAACGTAAGCAGAATTATTTGGATAATCGCCATATTCTCTAAGCCGTTTCTCGGCCTGATCCCACTGTTGATACTTTGTACCAATCTTGCGTCCAACAAAATTTGGCGATCTTGGATCTAAGTTTAGATTATCGAATCTTTCAAGAACCTGCACTTTCTGATCAGTGTCAGTAAGAGTTCTAATAACAACGGAGAAGCTTCCAAACTCACTATTTTTGGAGGTTGATGTTTTAATTCTCTCAATGGAAACTTTGGCGTTGTCGCTGAGCCACGCACCATGTCCGCGGCCTTTAAGGCGGAAGAGTTTTTGCATGTTTTGTGGTTCATAGTTACCTGCGGGTCCGAGATGCTGCCCAATAAACCATCCGGCTCGGGCTTCTGTAGATGCTTGTCCTTTCATTTTGTTTGGCTGCTCAGTGGTAGCAGTTGCTAACGTACCGCCCCCGAAACCAATAGGATAGATAGCACCCACCAATCCACCGCTAGCTTTACCTGCAGCTCTCAGTGATTGTTCGTAAGTTTCTCCAAGCCAATAGTCTCTTTTGAGCCTACCGGGGAAGTAGTTTGATGCTGTTGTATTGTTTAACTGAGGGTTTGTGTTGAACCGTTTACGAGCAAAGTTTTCGCTGCCATCGTCAAAATTGAATCTGACTTTCTCTTCCTTGGAGCCTGAGATGATAACCGTAAACAATCCATCTGAATCGGTTGAAATCGCTGTGGCCAGTCCAACGGCAGTCATGTACTCTGTAGATTTGTTGCCGAGACCCGGATAAACAGCGCCACTGAGCTGAATTTTAGCTTTTGCCGTTCCATCGGCGCCGGGGTTATTTAAATACCAAATTGCTGCAAGGTGTCCGCGACCTAAGTTTTGGGCCGCGGCGGTGCCCTCGGTGAAACCGGAGCCAGAGGGAAAAATAAACAATCCAAATGCGCCGCCATTAGCTGCAGCCGGATCGTTCATCTCATTGGCCGTGCCGAGGGGGTACCCATCAGTGCTCCACCCTGCTTGAGCAGCGGCTGTGCCGTCATTACTGGAGTGTTGTTGTCCCAGAAGACGAATGTATGTAAGAGGTGCCACATTCGCACGAAGGAAGGCTTTCGCAGCGTACGTGCCGTACATCGGTGATTGTAAGTTGCCATCACGATAAATATCTCCGCCGCCGGCGCCCGGTACCGTATTACCAAACGTTTTAACATAGTCTGAGTATGATCCAACCTTTACTGGCTGCATAGCCAAGCCTCTTCTTGATCGTCCGATAACAACTGGTCCGATATTTTCTGCATCGGCTGGAATAAAAGAGTCGTCTATCTCATTGATAAACACTCCGGGCGATACAAATTTAAAATTCTTTACTGACATTACGTGTCCCTCTCTATAGTATAATGCTCTAAATGCTTGCGCAATCAAAAATAAATAGTATTTTTAATCCCAAACACACTTCAGGAAGTGTTTTAAGAGCCAAAAAAGTCGGGATCACCGGGGCGGGGTACCCTTTCGGTAGGATACGTAACCTCCACCATGTTCTCATCTATTCTAACAATTGGTCGGTCGTCGTTCTTACCTTCACCCATTAAGTATCCTAAAACTCTCAAATTAATTTCAGATGTATACAATCGCGTGTCCTCATTTAAGTTTGATACGTTATTGTTGTGTGTAAAAGTTTGATCTATAAAAGCTTCATAAAGATGTCCATTTCTTTTCATAACAAAAGCGTTGATTTGTCCAGTTTTGGTCATAAAGGGTGTCATGAGATCGTTCATCTGTTGCTGGTATTCCGTTTTAATTACGATTTTGTAATCGACGTTAATATAAACAGGGATCGGAATGGTTAAAGTTTGCACAACGATCTTTTTGTTAACTCTCCGAGTGTTCTCTTGATTTGTCGGCAAATTGCTTCTATTGCGATTAGCTTTAACAACCGCAAAATTGCGAGTTTTATCTTGCTTTATTCTCCGTCCAATAACTATTCTTCCGGTGGTGCCATTAAGAGAGCGATTTTTGTCCTTTGGTTCGCCGGGCGAAGAATAAGTGTGAGCTTGGTAGCCGCCTTTTCTGGCCGGGTCTTTCGTAATGCTTGTGCGTTCAACACTCACAATGGGAAGAGTTAAAGCACCATTGTCATCTCTCAATTCTTTTTCATTTTTAATCTGGAAGGCTCTTTCTGGGCTTTGCCACAATACGGGTACCTTGGTAAACCCCTGATTGGTCATAGCCATTAAAGCTAAGTCTTCTTTCATCCACGACATAACAGAATAGTCAATATTTTCAATATCAGACGCCAGCATTCCCACTTCTTTCAAAGTTAAGCTACCGGCTTCCTCTGGAAGTTGTGCAAAATCAAAGTTATCAGGTAGCATCGAATAATCCCTTTCTTGCGCGCTTACATGTTGCAGCAATCTCAAAAGTTTCGTCTACTTGACCAAAAAGTTTGCGAGGCTGTGAAAGCTTGGTAATTTCATAGTAAATATTACCATATAAGACAAAATCGCCTTCCCTAACATATACATCCTGATCTTCTTCTAACCTACGTTTGTGAAACTGGACGGTGATTTGAGAAATTTTATCAATTCCGGCGTTTTCCATATAATGTGTAGACTCATCATCAAACTTAATAAGAGCATAAACACGAATTGGGGGTAAAAACGTCTTTTTCATAGCTTCGCCGTACATGTCGTGAAATTTTGTTGTAGTCATGTCGATCGAATAATATAATATCTGTTGTCCGATTACCTTTTCTACAAGCTCATCATTTACTTGTTTGACAAGATCGCGCTCTTTCTTGCCTAAAAACAAGGGCGGAGGAGGGGCGCTAGGTTTTGACCAATTGTTATCGTCTGACATTTACTCTCTCCTACCCCACAAATATTGGCAATGGCGATCTTCTTAAAGTTTCCTCCGCTGCGGTAGCCTTTTCTTGGTCTTTCTTGGCCAATTCTGGGTATTCTACCTCTTTCAGCACTTCAGTCAACTTATCTTTAAGCTGTTGCTGTTCTTCTTTAGCTTGACTAAGGAGTTCCGAGTGATTTAAAGTTACGCTCTCGCCCGGAATCGGAATTGTTGTAAATTTACCACGAATTTGTCCCAACATCTCTTTGCAAAGAGCGAGAGCATATTTTCTGATCCACTGTTTGCCAATCGCGTTAATATTCTCATATGGAATATTATCAAACGGTAATGTATTGATGTTGTTGATACCTTCAATGCCGGTATCAATATCACCCTCTTCTTCAAAAACACTTGATTTGATTCTAAACTTAAACCACACCCGATCAAGATAGCCTGCAAAGTTGTCACTACCTCTTGGGGTTGGATACAATCTCAGCTTGTTGTTAATGATCTCATATGAATAATGCGAAACTCTCGTATATAAAGAATCTTCGTACATAATGGCTTGCAATTTATTTTGCCAAGTTGGTACGATTTCAAAAGTTGTATCATCAGCGTACTGACCATACGTGTTATAGTTACCAACCACGCCGATTCCACCATAATAGCCATAGAAACGCCACATTGCAATCGGTGAACGATAAAAAACTCTATCTACAATAATTCTCTTATCTGTTACCTTTCCTGCATATGGGACTGCTTCGCTATTGTCGTTAACACCTGAAGCAGATGAGCTAGAAATGATTGTTTGTAGGTCATAATCCTGTTGGTTTTGTTTCGTTGTGAACGAAGCCGAATATATTGTTGTTGTTCCACCAACGCCAGCCATTGTCGACATACCATCGCCAATTCGATTTGTGTAATTAGCTTCAACACGCGGAAATCTAAGACTAGCGCTAGCGGGCCCAGATGTACGCTGACCTAGGTGATTAAACGTACCAGTGACATCGCCCAGTGCGTCCGAAATGACATTTTTGCCCTGATGAAGATTGAATATGTATGAATATTCGAGTACAGCTTCTTCGTAGGCTGCATATACATTAGCTGGTGTAAGCTCGATATCGACAACATCGCCACCAAGCTTCTTATAAACATAGGCAACCTGATCAGCGGCGCCGCTTCGGAATGCTGCGGATCCAGTGTACATTCCGAATGGTACGGCATCTGATACCAGTTCGGCTGAACCGGTAGATGTTAGTATAATTGCACTTGTTTGCGATTTCGGACTTAAGTTTGTAGGCACGCACGGACCCTCCTATTAGGTAAATAGTTGATCGTAACCAAAGATAAAGACTTATGCAATATATTTACGAAGTCTTCTTAGTTGCCTTGGTTTTTGCGGTCTTTTGGGGCTTAGTCACCTTTTTAGCAGTCGTAGTTTTGGGCGCTTTTGCTTTCAAAGTCGAAGTGGTGCTAGTTTTTGTGTTTTTAGCCACTTTTGTTGTTTTTGGTGTCGTTTTGACCTTTGGTTCAATTGTTTCTGCTTTTAAAGTTTCGGTGATGATCTCTTCGGCCTTAACAACAGGCTCTTCAATAACATCTGCTGCACTCTGGATGTTGTTTGCCTCTTGTTGAGCTTGGGCTCGGGCTCTTGCTTTAAGCTTTAAAGCCAATCTTCTACGTGGGTTCATGATATTTCCTCTCTATAAAACATGTAACACTAAATAGTTACAAAATAACAAAAGCGAAAATCTGGAAAAATTGGCTCCGAAATTTTTTGGCAGATCTGCGTTTTTAAAAAGAAAAACCCCCTACCAAATGGTAGGGGGAAAATTGTATAGATAAAAAATCTATTTTATTAGTCAGCAATAACTGCTGTTCCAGATGGATTTCCCTGCGTGAGCGACAAACGCGCATCGACAGTCCAAAAGCCATCGTCGAGACACCAAATATCGATGACATCGCCGGTGTTTCCACCCAAGGTGGCGCCTCTGTCTCTCAATTTAAGATGGTCTTGTGACGATCCTTTAGCAACAGTTTGACAAGAACTCTTATCATCAGCACCCCCAGCTGCTCTCACGACAACAACTTTGCCGTAAAAGGTATCAGTGCCAGTAGTTGCAATATTTTGTGCGTGGTTAGAACCCACCACTAACACAATTTTAAAATGCATGCCTACTTTTGCTGCTGGCAATGTGATATTATGTGTGCTTCCGTGTGTCCAAAAAACAGTCGCACCAGACTGGCTGTCTGTAAGCGTTGTAGCTGTATTGTTAACGTGAACAATTTGCTTTTTTTGAAACTTCATTTGATTTTGGTTATCGTTGATCAAAGCTTTTACTCTGGCCAACCCAACTCTTTTACTTCCCATGTTTAAAACCCTCCATTTATAATCATGTCAAAAACATATGGTTAAGACCATGACGGTCTCGCCTATAAATAGTCGAAAAAGTCTTTACAAAATATGGCAATAGCATTACGGCATGCGTTTCTGCGGTTATTATAAACAATATATGTCAAATATTTATTTATATGCCCCCACAAACAGGAAAGCCCTCGTCAAAAAACGAGGGCTTTACACTGAAGTGTTTTTACTCTATCGCTTAGCTAGTCTTGCCAGCTTCACCTAAGAGTCCGCGTACGATAACAAGACCATACATATCAGGACGCACCATCTTCTTCGCGTAACGAGTCATCACGCCCTTACGAGGCACGAAGTCTTCTGGTCCGAAGATTGTAGGTGTAGTTTGCAGTGGTACATATGGAGCGTACACATATCCGCTTTCAAGGAAAGAGGAGCCGCGTCGACCAACGAGAACCACGTTGCGGAGGAAGTAAGGATCAACGATAACGTCGAACTTCTTGCTCAGCGAACCAACATTGACTGCTCCAATGGAACCAGTTTCATCATCGGCGGTTACGTTAGCACGGAAACCAGCGGTGAACTCAAGGATGTTAGCAACTTCAGGTCCGCAGACGACAAAGTTAGCTCCACCACGCAGAGTCTTGCGATGGATTTGTGCAGACACATCGTTGATAGTTTCAACAAGAGTCTCGTACCACTCAGATACTGTACCAGTGAAGTCAGGAGCAGCAGAGCTAGCACCAACCTCGGTACCATTCACCTTGTCTAAGAATAGACCGGGCGCACGGGACCAGTAGTAGGTAGCAGCAGTTGCACCGTTAACAAGATCAGCAACAATCTCACGATCAATTTCGAGAGCAATTTGCTCCGAAAGGATGCTGGTCAACTCAACTTCTGCATCAAGGTTGTGGTAGGCGTTAAGGTCTTGACCTAACTCCGGAGTCCACTTAGCCTTGAGCTTCTTAGTTTGAGCGGTAACAGCGATGCTGTCGACCTTGATGTCGATTTCAGGAATGTCCGCTTGACCTTCAAGACCCCAAACAGTAGTACCCTGAATGGAACCAATAGAGTTGTCACCATTGGAAAAGTCATCAGTCATTGGCCACGTAAGAGTGACAGAAGTATCCGTTGAAGCCGTGAAGTCTTGACGAACAGCCTTACCACCATACTCAACACCAGCGGCACGAACTTCATCTTGTCCGGTTGAGCCGGTTTGTCCAACAATTGTGATCAGTACCATGTCGCCATGGACGTCTTCTGAACCAAGATCAGTATTGTTAGTCGCTGGAAGCGGACGTGACAAGCGACGTACTAATTGTGCACCGTCGCGACACAGAATGTCAGCGCCAGTAGTACCAATACCTGACCAACCTGAACCAGTGATCGCGGAAAGATTATCCTTATCAAGCTGGTCCATTGCAGAAGCTGAAATACGCAAAATAGCATAAGCGTGCGTTGCAGTCGCGAAAGTTTTCGAGTCTGCACCGAGTGCCAGCAAGTCTGGATCGTATTCGATGTTCTTCCTATCTATATCAGTCATTGCTCTCGAAAGAGAAGCACCTGTAACATATGTGACGATTGCACCAGCGGAACCGGATGGAGAACCATACGAGTAACCGCGTGCTGATGCGCGCGGACCAGAAAGGTCACCACCTGTAGAGCTAACAATGTCAACACCACCGGTGATTTCTGCACCAACTCTGTCAGTACCGTAAATCGACTTACCGGCAACGTTACCAAGCTTACCAGTTTGCGTGGCATCTCCACCAAGATCTCCCGAGAACGTAAAGTCGAGGAAGAAAATGAGTCCGGATGGGAGGCTCATAGGTTGCACAGAAACAAGATCGTTTGCGATCAAGCCTGCAAAAACGCGACGAACAATGGGGAAAGCGACAGCTGCAAAACCTTGCACGTCACCTGCGTTCATAGCGGTTGCTTCGCGAAGAAGCTCCTTAGCTTGGTTCTCAAGAAGACGAGCCATACCATTCTTGGTACGATCGTTATCGAGACCTTCTAAGAGTCCGGTCTTTTCCCACTTTGACAGTAGGGCGTGACCTTCAGCACGCATATCACGATTGACAACCCCTTCAGTCAATCTTTCAATAATACCAGCCATTTTTAATTTCTCCTTATATTAATTAATACCTGCTAGTTTCTTCATTCTATCAGCCAAGGGATCAGCGTTAGCTGTTTCTTTGCGGCTGCTAGCGCGAAGAATGGAAGAGCGACGATTGATTGTTTCGCTCAGTGATTGCGGTGCGCGTTTTGGTGCGGACTCCACTGTGCTTTGAAGCGTTTCAAATATTGTCTTTGCTTCCGGAACAGAACCAGCTTTAGAAATCGCTTCGGCAATCTTATCTTTTTGCCGCTCATTTAAGGAGGTATTTCTTAACACACGGTTCGTGTATAATAAACGAGCATTTGAAAGATTAACGTCTGTGACGCTCTCCTTTAACTGCTCAACTACGTTTTCGTAGTCTTGAAGCTTCTCTTTGAGTTGGTTATTTTCGAAAACCACCTCTTCTTGAGCTTGTTTCAAATCTTTTAATTCTTTCTGTGGGTCGGTGTCCGTTCTGTCGTCCATTCCACGACCCAAATAAGAATCTTGTTCAAGTGATGTAGACCTGCGGGCTGCGAGTTCTTTTTCCATCTCGTACTTCTTGTCTTCGGCTCTACGGCCGGCCCAACCTGAAAGGTCGGCGCCCATGTCTACAGTAAGTTTTTCCATGACTGCATCGATAAGCGAATCTGTGTCAAGGGGCTCCGCCGATACGCCTGATCCGGAAGATTCGTAAGTTGGGTGCGGCCATTTCTTTGCGCAATCATCAGCGCATGCGGAGTCGTCGGGTTCGCATTTTGCCTTACAACGTTGAAACCCATCGTCGGCATCAGCCCAGCGACCGTGGGCGCCGCCGTAGCTGCTTTCTTCAAGATCAGAGACCTCAATTTCTTCTTCCAGTTCTTCCTCAGATTCATCTAAGTCAAAGTTTTCCATGACGGCAGCAACAAGCGCAGAAAGATCGAGTTCTTCGTCTAACTCGACTTCTTCGTTTTTGGCTTTAGCGTTGATTTTATCTCTAACGTCTTTCGGCAAAAAGTCAGCTTTATTTTCATCACCGTACGGAGGTGTTCTAGCTGCTACGTCATCATCGTCATCATCGTCATCTTCATTAATTGAATCAGAATCAATCTCTTCTTCGAGTTTTTGGAGAGCTTCAGCTAATTCATCAAACTTGATTGTAATTTTTTCTTTATCCTCTTCGTCTGGACATGCACACAACTCATCGCCATCAGTGGCCGCGAGAGGCACATCAACATCGGCGTCAGGCGCAGCAGCGGCCATAGGGTCCATTCCCATATCCATGCCACCGCCAAGACCCAATTCGTCTTGTTCGAGTAACTTATTCAATGTTTCTTTTACCTCATCTGAATATTTTTCAACAATAGCGGATTCGGCGTTTTTTAAGGCCGCCTCCTTAAGTGCCTTGGCGTCGACAAATGCTTGCTCAAGTAAAGATGACATGTAATAAGCTCCTAAATAAAACAGTAATTCACTGTAAATAGTGTTGAGCATCACAAAAGTCAGTTTTGTGGCAGTAGATTATCAAAACTGGCTTATGTTGTTCTCGTATCATATTCCCAAACACATGTTAGCGTTATATCGCCCGGGTCTGTTGACGGATTAACTTTTACAGATACTACATCACCTGCTGCAAACTTAGAAGTTCCCGGATCAAACATAAACGTATAACTTGTGTTTGCCGACGACATATCGACAGTGACAGTTTCTATTGCAGTTCCATTGGGTGTTGCGCTTCCATCGCCGGCTTTGTGGAAACTAATAGCAGTAGAGCCCGCGGCGCTGGTTCCGCGTGCAATAATTTTATCAAGATTTCCAAGATAAGGCTTGACCATTATAACTTTTTTGTCAAAGCTTGTGTTGCGACCGGGCTCGTAAAAACGGACATAGCTAGCGTCCGTGTCTCCGGGCGCGTAGGTATGAATTGTTTCTCTAAGTAAGGGCGCCCGAACAGAACCGGAGGATGTGAACGAGCCACTGTTAATCGTGGCGCCTTTAATAAAAGTATCTCCCGAGCCACTAACGTAAAACGCGGGATTATGCAAATCGCTTTTGGCGCTAATAAGCTTTTCAATGCCAGAACCGCTGACGTTCAGAACACCATCTAAGTGTCCACCACCAACCGCAACTTTTCCTGAACCAGATACAGCAAAAACAATTCGATTATCTGTTGCTTCTGAGCGCTGGCAAAGGATATGAATTTTGTTGTTTTCAGCCTCTGCGAGATCGCCCGATGGCCTGATACTTAACATGCCAACCATGCCAGTGCCCTTGTGATCTCCAATCGCAATATTTGCTTCTGACCCAGTGACATGAACGCCAAGCGAGCTTGTTATGTAACTTGTTGTATTGAGACCGCCAATAAGTTCAATGGCGCCATTTCCGGCCGGGACCGTATTGATTTCTTGCAATGTGATTCTATCAAGCGTGGCATTTGCTAATGTTGCAGTGGCTGAAGAGGATAAAATACCAACACTAGAGACAGTTGTTTGGTTTTCAGTACCGAACTGTACAGCGCCCGGGAGATTAACTTGACCAGAAGCTGAAAGAGCGCCGATAATATTAACATCGCCCCCTGCAGGGTTTAAATTGATATCCCCATCAATTGTAAATGTAAGATCAGCAGCAGTTGCATCATCATCAACTGTTGTGAATGTGGTTGCGCCATGGGTGGTGGTTTGAATCTGGAAATAATCGCCACTATCGGCTGAACTTTCAATTCTAAGATCGACACCACCGTCCTCAACGTCGAGCTGGATTCCGTAGTTGACGTCTCCACCTCCAGCTTCAAATCTTGCTGCTTGGACGAGACTACTTCCGTTTGTTCCGCCTTGTGCGTTGAAGAGGGCGCCATATACGGTGGTGCTGCCGGCATCAGCGGCGTGTGTAAGCGTGGGAGAACAGTGTATACCATACATGGTGTTATTGCCATTGGTCGCTGTGGTGTTATCCATATCGAGGAAGATTCCGTACATGGTGTTATTTGATGTAGTGTTGCCAGTTTTATCAAAATCTATGTGCAGAGCGTCTATCATAGCATGATCGGTATCTGAGTAGTCCCTGTCTATCTTCGTTTGACCAGCAACTGTAACACTGTCGGATGTCAGGGTCATCAAATCAATATCGGCGGCGGGACCAATGGTGCCGCCATCATCAACCACAATTCCCTTGCCTGAAAGATCCAAGGACGCAGATAAGTCACCGATAACGGCACCAACAGACAATCTATCAAGGGATAACTTGTGCATGGAGTTCAGGAGTCCGGAGCCTGAAACGGATCCAGAGAACTGGCCATTTTTGATTTCCGCGTCACCAACTGTGATCTGGTCTATAGTGGCATTGTGTAGAGTAGCTGTCGCAGAAGACGATATGACCCCTGCGAGCGATATAGTAGTGTAATTATCGTACCCAAATCGTGTGGTACCGACAAGATCAGTTTGACCCGAAGCGGATAGTTGAGTGAACTTACCAGAACTTTGGGCATTATTACCAATAGTTGTACCATCAATAAGTCCGTCGCTAATAGTAGCATTTCCGACTATTATGCGATCTAATGTAGCTTTATATAAAGTATGCTCAGCGGATGAAGAAATGATTCCATTGTTAGAAACAGTGGTTTCGTTATCTTTTCCAAAATTAGTAGGACCTACAAGATTAACTGTGCTCGATGCTGACAAATTTGTAGCATTAACGGCACCTTCTACTGCAACTGTAGCTTCCGTTAGTGTCATCAGATCCGTATCACCTGTAACACCAATTCTGCCGGTACCGCCGGCATCCAGTACAAGATTTAGACCTTTATACCCGAGCGAAGATGAAATAGCGCCGCTTACTGCAATTTTGTGGTCTGGGGTGGTGGTCCCGCCAATAGCCAAGCTGCTTGTAGTGTAAGCGTTTGATGCATTGATTGGGGTGAGAATTCCGGGCGCTGATACTCCAGTTAAACCAGAACCGTCGCCAGCAAAAGATGTGGCTGTCACCGTGTGCGAAGCCGAAACTTGTCCATTAATAATGATAACTTTGCGGTCAGATGCTGCCCCGTCCTCAGCCAGTGAAACAAATGAACTTCCCGTAATTCCTGATGAAGCCGACAATGCATCTGTGAGATACAGCGAGCCTGTGATCGAAGAATTGCCCACATGAGAACCATCCCATTCGCCAGTTACACCCGTCAGTCCAGAACCATCCCCTGTAAAGCTGAGGGCAGACACTCCCAATGAAGCCGACACTGTGCCAGCCACGGTAAGCGTATGAGGGATCGTTGAAGTACCGATACCAATATTACCAGAGTTGTTGATCATCATACGTTGAACAGGATCAACCGTTCCAGTCGGACATGTCCAGAAAGAAAGTCGACCCGGTTGCGACTCAGCGTTATGTTCAGAACCGTCTGCTTCTGCTAAGATTCTAGCAGAGTAGCGCGATGCATTGCCGCCGAGGCCGGGAGTTTTATGTTGAAATCTTATTTCTGCAATATCCAGCCCGTCACTGGCAAAAGCTGATCCTGAGCGCTGGAGGTAGGTAATTGATTGTGCAGCAAGCCTAGTAACTGTCAAGGTGCCATCGGGTCTGTCTGTGTTGATGCCAATATTCGTATTGGAATGTGAGGCGACTTGAGAGTTGTCTATGAAAAATCCGGGCATGTGTTCAGAACCACTAACACTAATATTACCACTAACCTGCAACCCACTGCCATCAAAAGACAAATTTGCTTCTGCATTAACTGTTGTAGAATTCACAGAAGTAATGATCCTGTTGTCACCGTTGTTGGTGTAAGAT